GTTTGGCGAGCTGCTCTTTGATGATCTTCACGCAGCGCTTGGCCGCTTCAATCTGCAGCGGGGTGATTTCCTGGGGAGTTCGGCCGGCGTCCTTGTGATAGTCAGGGTACGAGGCATCAGAGAGGTCGCCCTCGATGCCGGCGAAGTGTCCCTCTATCTCGATCGAGATGCCCGTCCCGTTGAGGTAGTGCGCAGCGTTGAGCCGCTCATCCACATCATGGAGCTGTATCACCTGTCCCCCAGAGGTCACCACGAAGTGAACGGGGACACCGTCATAGCGGGCCGGGCGCTCGCCCATCTCGCAGTCTGTTTGGTGCCATACGAGATCGTACTCGGTTCGAGTGCGCTTGCCTTTGCGCTCTGCGACAGAGGCGAAGCTGCGACGATCGAGATAGCTCACCACCCCAGACCTTGCCCTCTCTGTCGAGAGGCGAGCGTCGAGCGATTGCAGCTGCGAGTCGGTGATGATATCGGCCTCTTCGATGTCGTCGTCATTGAGGAGGATCGAGAGAGCGTGCAGGGTCTCATCCCCCAGGTCGCCATCGGCGCCAAAGCGAGGGAGGCCCAGTGGGTTGAGGGCGAGGATCTTTTGTTGGAGTGCGATGACTTTGGGGCCCTTGTCGCCCCGGCGAAAGAGAACGGCCATAGGCCTCCTTAGTGCCGCGCGGAGACTCCGTCTGCGGGAGTGTGCGGCCGGTAAAACGTCGTCGTCTTATGCGACGGCGCTCTGCGTTGATGGTGTTTAAGGACCTGCCTCTTGATAGAAGCGGTCCAGACAAAGAACAGTGCGATGAGCGCGAGGAGCATCAGGATGGGTGTCATGGTTTTGTCTCTCCGTTGGGGGCTACGAGGTCTTTGGCCTCTGGGGCTACAATACCCAATTGAGAGAGATACCGCTTTTTGAGGTAATCGTACAGCGGAGCAAACAGGACAGGGGCGGCGATGCCAATCAACCACCGACTATCCAACCCAAACCCGGGGAGGGCAACCGGCGCAAGCGTCGCAAAGAGCGACCCAAAGAAGGGCGGATACAAATAGTGCAGCGCTCTCCTTTGTCCGGGCTCTTGCGAGGGCGGTAGCGCCGCGCGCAAGTTCGAGGCGATGATGCTCGCACTTAATCCGATCAGCAAAAACCCAACTCCCAATTGTGTCCAATACGGCAACCCGGTCCAAGTCTCGGGTACAGTCTCTGATACAGGTACACTCGTTTGCATGTGCAGGACCTCCAAACAACCTGATCTGATCTGCGGGTTTGCAGCTGCAAAATCAAGCGCAAAGGCGAACTTTATGCGCCCTCCAATCAACTGGGGAATTCCCCAGTTGATCACTCTACGGCGATTCCATTTACCCACAGTAACCCAGCTGCATCATCGAGCGCCGTCTCTGTCTGATCGTCGTACAAGAGGAACTGATACCGGAGCGTGTATTGCTCCGTCGCGCGGGCTTCATCAAGCAACACCATCTCCACCGGAACGGACACCCGATAACAGTTTTCCAGCCTCACCCCAGATTGCGCCTGGGCTGCTTCGGCGTCGCGCGTCCAGAGGCCAAGCCCGGCCGCTTCTCTGCCGCCGTTGGGTTGATGTCCCGCCGTGGGCGCGGGGATTGCCGTCCCCACCACATAGCCCGCCGCATCAACCGTGGGCGTTCCGGCGCAGGAGATGATCTTGTTGTTGGTTGTGGTGGGGGTCACGTTCGCTCGCGTCAGATGCACCGCGACGGCGAGGCGCGTCTTGGGTGAGCTCGTCTCAGGTCGCAGCGCAAAGAGCAGATAAATCTTCTTCACCCCAGAGGCGAGCGGGAAGTCTTGAAAGAAGGTGAGCTGTTGTCCGATCACTCCCGTGCGGCTCACCTTAATCCCCGTGCAGGGAAGGTTATCCACGAACTCGTCTGCAGAGGTCTCCCCTACCTGCGCGTAGCTCTGACTAAAGAGCGAGTACCCCAGGATCGGGCCATCTCCCAGGAAACTTCCATCTGCTTGCTTGATCTTCAGTCCCTGATGCTGATGTGCGCCGGTGAGCTCCTGCACCCATGGCACAGAGGGGTTGATCTGGTTGTCCCAGAATCCGGGGCGAACCCCCTGCACAGAGAGGTTGAGCGCGTTGCCGCGCTGCTTGGCCTGCTCTCCCAGACCTGCTAACAAAGGTTGGCCGGCTTGTACCTGCGACAGAGTGACTGCCTGGGGAGGAGGCCCGGAGAGTGGGGAAACGTCAGTCGTTGTCGAGGCGACCAGGACGTTGGCAGAGGTGATGTGCATGTAATCCCCCGACAGGATATCGCTGCACAGAAAGACGCAGAGCTCTGCTTGGCGTAAGGAGTGCGCAGGCCCCAGGCGCGAGAGGTCAGAGATGGTCGCTCGCTGACGAGTGATCGAGAGCGGCACAGAGAGCGCGACCTTCTTCATGTTGCCATAGGTGAAGGCGCTATCGTTGATGGAGCTCAAGAAGCTGTTGAAGTTCACGAGCCCCAGAGGCCGCAAGACAAAGGCGAGCGTCAGCGGTTGGGGCGCCGCTGCGAGCTGACCCACCAAGAGGAAATCAATATGCACACCCGTCACCCCACCCAACACCCTGCAGGGCGCAGAGAGCAAGAGCTTTGCCTTGCCCGTTGCGATGAGATTGGTTGGGTTGGATCCCACGATAGGAACCCCCGAATACATATCGAAGCGCTTGCGGGTATAGGGCCCAAACACGTAGCGCTCGAGCGGCATCCCCAGATGCACCCCGCCCTTATCGCCGTGATCGTGCTCTCTCTGGTATCCGCGCTGCGACGGCAGGCGAGTGCCAAAGGCGAGCTCCTTGACGCCCGTCGTATTGTCCACCCAGGTGAGCTTGACCTCTGCTGTGGGTAAGGTTCGGTAGGGGGTCTGTTCTGTGTCGAGAGGATCGATGGTGCTCATTGATCGAGCGCTCCTATCTGGATTTGATACACCGCCATATCAGGAGCGCCGGCGCCCACATCAAAGCTCCACTGTGCCAAGCACACCAACTGCCGATTGGCAGAGAGCGATAGCCCGGTGATGTCGATCGGAGAGGTCTCTAGCCATCTCTGTGTCGAGGTCACACTCAAGTCCCAGACCAACTGGGTCGTGATGGGCGATAAGAAAGAGGTGTCGAGGTCTCCATACAAACTGAACTTGAGCTGAAAGAAGTTGGCGGCGCCCGCATTGAATGGCCCGGTGACACAAGCTCTGATCGCGACGCGGGTCGTTCCCGGCTGCAGCGTACCCAGGATGATCGCCATGATGGGGTTGAGATACACCGACGTCGTCAGAACGGTGGCCTCTGGTTTATCGGGGCCCCTGTTCGCGGGACACTGCCAAGACCCAACGGGCCACCAGGCGAGCGCCGTCTTGGCGAGCTCGTGACTGTGCCCGGCCGCCACAGCAAGAGACCCGGCAAGCCGCTCGCCCGTCAGAGAGAACACGTAACCGTCTGCGTTCTGCCCTTCGATAAACGGGATGATGCTTTGATAAAGGTCTGTGTCGTGGTTGATGTTGGGCGGCCAACCAGTGAGCTTGGGATAGGCCTCTGAGGAGATGGGAACCAGGTGCCCCGCCCCAACCCTGAACCGCTTGCGATAGCGCAGAAAATCAGTGACCAGGGCGAGCTGGGCCATTATCCCTCCATCGCGTTGAGGATTCCAGAGACGCCGGCATTCGCAAGGTTTACGCCCGTTGGGCTTCCCTGTACGAGGAAGAAGTCGAGCGCCGCCCCGGGATAGATGCGAGGGAAGATTCGACCTGGGCCAAGCGCAAAGCTCTTGCTGTCGGGTGCTCTCTTAAGCAGCATCGAGCCCAGTACCTTGAAGAGAAAGATCGCGTACTGACCCGCGCCGCCCGTCGTCGCGCTGAGCTGTACCTGCGTGATCTTCTTCACGCCGCGCTGCGCAATCGGAATAAAATAATCAGTGCCGTGAATGACCCGGCCCAACACAGTGCCGTCTGTGCGCGTTGTGACTGCGACGGTTGAACCCACTGTGCTGTCACTGTCATAGGTAATCGTCAGCGTGACAGGCGTAACGCCAAGGCCCGGCGCTGCGCTGACGACAGCCGCCATCTGTACCCCAACGCCATCGACATAGCGCGGGATGGCAGAGGCGTTGGTGGGGCCCTGCGCCGCCGCAGAGTTGCCAACAAAGCCGCCATACTCGAGCAGTCGATCGATGATGATCACGCTGACAGAGTCGCCCGCGGCGAGGCCTGTGTCTAAGAGGCGGGCCTCGATGCTCTCCATGATCAGCTTGTTAGAGCCGGATGGGTCCGTGAACGGGATGATGCCCGTGGTGAGCGCGTTGGTGAGAGGCGTCGCCGCCTTGGTGTTGTTGGGGTTTCTTGCGGCCGGCTGGTTGCCGTACGGCATCAGGTTGATGGGCACATCAGCCGCGTTGAAGGCGGCGCCCAGGCTCTTAGAGAACACCCGTTGTTGCAGAGCTGTGTCGCTCGAGGCCGCTGCATACGCTTTATCGACGGAGTCAATCGCCATTGTTATTACGCTCCTATCAAAGAACGGTGTGAATCAAAAGGAAGCACCCCGTCAAACTTGAGAAAGTCCAGCCCGGTTCCATTGGAGTAGAGCTGGGTCGCTGCAGGCTCCACTCGGAACCCCAGGCGGTTGCCGGTGTTCACATCCATCAGGGTGATGAAGGTCTCTCCGGCGACAAAATAATCTTGCGCCGTCAGCCCGTCATGGAGCCACGCCGCTGCAAGGGTCAGCTCCATCTGAGTCTCCGGACCCACATAGGTCAGAGAGGCTATCTGCGCGTAGCATTCGAGCCACCCAATGCGGTCTTTGGTGGGGTCTGTGACGGTGTTGTGTACGGGCCTGATACAGCGCACATACCCGGCCTCTGATAAGATGTCGTACCAGATGCCGCCGTGGGCTGAGTTCGCGTCAAAGGTGGTGTCTCCCAACGAATCGACGCGCACTGCGATGGTATAAGGCCCCGCTCCTTTGACCTGCCTGAGCTCACTGACGCGCAAGGTTGGCGCGATCTTGCCCGTGGATTGCAGCGCCGCGTTGTTGAGCTCGTCAGGCAAGAGCAAGATGGGTTGCCCTGCATCGTTCCAGCTCAGCCCCACAGAGATGACGATGTACCGTTTGCTGATGACGCCCCGGCCCAACGGGGTGGGAATCGCGGGGTCCGTCAGCGTCAAATAATCCACTGATTGATAGCTGACGCCATCGAGGTCGGTCACTCCTTTGAGCACCAAAGGCTCGCCCTGCAGCGTGACAAAGAAGGCCCTGCAGCACTCGAAGATATCGCCGCTCGCGAAGGCCTCATCATCGAGCGCGTTGCGGTCCTGTACCAAGACCCAGACGCGCTCCAAATCTCCGGCCTCTGCGGTCAGCGTGCTCTGTACGAGGGCGAGCCTGGGTGGGGTGACTGGCTCAAAGGTCAGCAGATCGACGCCGGCGACGAACTCGAGCGCGCGAAGCGGGGCGATGTCTGTCAAGAGTTCGAGCTCCGTATCCTCGAGTACGACCTCGTTGGCCGTTGACGTGAAGGGCCTCGCCCAGGTGCGCAGCGTCATCCCTCCTTCTACGAGAGGAGTCGGCACAATCCGAAGCAGACGACAAATGTGATTCAAGAGGTCCGCGGGTTTTGTTCCCGGCTTGATCGGCCAGATGTACTTGGTCGTCTGGAGCTGGTCGAGCTCGGCCAGGGCGACGGTATCGAGCGAAGGGTTCAACTGGGGAATTCCCCAGTTGATGAAAACGTCAGGCAGGCGCAACCCGACTCCGGGGGGAAAGAGGTCAAAGGCGTTGTCCATGTCGCCGCCATTCGAGCAGAGGAAGCGCGCAAAGAACTGGGCGATGGTCAGCGACGGCAGCAACCAGAGTTCGACCTGGGGCGGCGTATCTCCCACGATCAGAGGAACGGCTTGCCCCTGGGCAAAGCCCCCGGGATAGCGCGAGAAGACCGTGTACCCGGCCTCTGTAATGCGCTCGCCCAACGCGATATCAGAGCGCCACACGGAGAGGTTCACCAAGATGAACTCTTCCGAGGAGTGATCGGGAACGCTCGAGCCGGGGATATACTCAATCGACGTGATCTCATAGAGCGCCTCGCCGGGAGTGGAGGTCAGCTTGCAGAGCTTGGGGCACTCCGCGCCCGACTGATAGACCGACTGCGCCAAGGTAACCAACGTCGCATCAATGCCGGTGTTCCCTGGTTGTCGAAAGGGAAAGTCCAAGAAGAGCCCGGCTTCTTTCGCAGATAACCAGAGGCGCGCCTTGCGCGGATAGACCTGCGACCCTGCGATCCCAAAGGCCTCTGCCAAGTCTGTGATCTCGATGCAGCGACCCACTGAGACAGGACCCGCATTGCGGCGCACCACATGATCTTCAATCAATCGGGTGACTGGCTCAAAATGAAACTCACAGACCCGGGGGCTGATGCGCCCCACAGTGCGCGAGAGATAACCGTCTCGATAGTGAGAGACCTCCGTCGTCCCGGTCTCTGTCTCTCGCAGTCGATACGCGCGAGCCAAAAAGCGATGCCGGGAGGGCACGGGCTTGGACGTGACCAGGATGCGCTCTGCGATGCCATTAGAGCCCGGCGCCCAATAGACAGAGGGGGTCACTCGATGCGTCGCCGCGAAGGAGCCGCATTGGCCTCTGGTCACCGTGACGACCCAGGTTCTTGCTGTCGGACCGGCGACGACGTTGGTCACCTTGACGGCCTCGCCTTCAATCCACAGCAAGAGGTTGATGGTGGGGGCCGTGTTCCCGCTCAGCGTGAACGACGTCACCGCATCATCGATCGCGGCGCTCTCCAGATACCACCCTGCAGCAGTTGAGTCCTTCACCAGCAGAGCAGAGAGCGCGCCGTCTGTGTCCTCGAGGAGCGCCCGAATCGACCCACCTGCCGCGCACGGGGTGCGCAGGTTCGCCGTAAAGGTCTCGCCGCCAATCTCTGTCAGCCAATTGCGAATGGTGTAGCCGGTGAGCTCTGCCGGCAGAGCAAAGGCGCCATTGGTAAACACGACAGGAGCGCCGCTTTGGGGAGAGGCCGGGTCAGGAAACCCATAGATGACGATGGCGCCCCAGGCCTGAGACATTTGAGCGGTCAAGACTTCCTCCGTGTGAAGCCGCCGCTACCCACCCGGCCGCCTTCTGATTGGATACGGGTGAGTTCTCGGTTGGCCTGGGCGAGCGAGGCCGGGCCGTCGCCGGCGTTCACGGTTGTGGAGCCCGGCGCCCCGCCCGCAAAGAACTGATAGATGACAGGGGCGCGCTCGAGTTCGCGCGGGGTCGCGGCGCCTAAGCTCGGGCCCCCACCTCCCCCCAGGGAAGAAGACCCGCCCCGGGCTGCATCTTCCGACTCGGGCGCAGGTCCCACCCGGCGACCCACCCCAACACCAACGCCGCCCATTGCTAAGCCCGCCGCGATCTCTGCCGCGCCGGCGCTCGCCAACCCAACGGCGTTCCCCTGCATCCCAGGGATGAAGGTCATTGCGAGGGCCTTGAGCTCGTTCGCGATGCCATCCCCGATGAGGTCTGACCCAGTGCTCCGCAGCGCCTCAGCGCTCTTGCGCGCAAAGCTTTTGGCAAAGCCCTCTGCCGTCTTCTCGCCGGCCGCCATCGCCTCGAATAAATCGGAGAGCGCCCCAGACGCGGCGCCGCCAATGGCCCCCGCTGCAGAGCTGCCAATGTCTTTGAGCGAACCGGAGATGGCAGTCAGCGCGATGTCAGCGTTGGAGCCTTCTGTGTAGATGACGTTGAACAGCCCCGCGATGGAGGCCTTCAGATTATCGACCTGCCCTGTTTGACCGCCAATGACAGAGGCCAGAGGCGGCAGGCCTTCCATCTCGATCTTGTAGAGCTTCGCTTGAAAGACCACCCGGGCCATCGCCTCTTCGCCCTGGTTGCTCGCGTCCAATAACGCCGGCAAAAACTTCTGCATGATCTCGGGTCCAAACTGCGCGAGCTCTTCTACCTGACCCTTCACTACTTTGGCGAAGTCCTCGCCAAGCTTTTGCAGCTCAACCCCCTGATCATAAATGGCCTGGGTCCTCGCCTGCTCTGCCTCGCGCAGCGCCAAGATGGATTCGCGCAGCGCCCGGTTGTACGCGACCTCTGCCTCTCGATCGCGGCGTGACTGCTCCGCGCGCTCCTTCGCTTTGCGGGCACTTTCTTGGCGCCCGCGCTCGAGCTCGGCTTCACTCTTCTTGAGCTCGGCTTTGTAGGCCGCCTCATCCTTACTCGCCTTGGCGCGTGCATCTGAGACGCTGCGCTCTTGCTGCTGTATCTTCTCGGAGAAGTCGAGCACCAACCCACCCAAATCTTTACCCACGAACTGCACAAGCCCGCTGAATGTGGTGATGTCTGTCGAGCTGACGAGCCGCTTGGATTCTTCCAATTCTTTGTTCAGCTTGCCCAGCTCTGTTTGCGCGGTGGTCAGACCCTTCGCGGAGTTCTCTGCGGCCGTCTTGAGTTCATCGAGAGACTTGGGTTTGAAGCTGTCCTGGGTCTCGACGATGCTGTCTTGAATCTCCTGCACCTGCTTCTGCGCCTGGTCGAGAGCAAAGAGCGTATCCTTGGCGATGCCCTCCTGAGACCCTTCGCGCGTCCCTTTGTTCTGGTCTCGTATCTTGTCGCCCAGCTTGACCAGGGCGACGCCCATTGCCTCAAGGTTTGCTTTGCCGTCAGAGATGGCATCGCGCTGCAGCGCTTTCAGCTCAAGGTGAAGGCCTTCAATCGCCTGCTTATGCCGGACGGCTGCAGCCTCGCTCTCTGCGCTGATTCGCTTGGACTCCCCGAAGTATTCCAGCAGAGCACCCACCCCACCCAGGATGAGCGCAGGCAGAGGCCCGAAGACTGCGCCAATGTTGGCGCCCTTCTCGGCTACGTCAGCGATACGGACGGCGCTATCAATGGCCGCCTGGTTGAAGCCGAGCAGTGACCCGGCCGCCTTTTCAAAGACGTCTTTCGCGTCGCCAAAGATGCCAATCTTGTCTTGCAGCGAGAGCTTGTTACTGATGTTTTCGGCTGCATCAGCCGCGCGCTTCAGCTGCTTCTCGACGCCAGAGGCAAAGCCGCCAAATTGTTCCGTCGCTTTGTCGAGACCTTCTTGTGCGCCGGCGTTGAAGTTGTCCCCCAGTGACGCGCCCGCTTTCTTAAAGGCCTCTGCCGCCGATGCCTGGAATTTATCCAGCTGCTCATTCGCCTCATCAAGGTTGAGGACCACCTTCACAATGATCGCCAAGTGGCCTCCTTACAGCATGAGCTCAGGGACATCGCGCCGCACGAGGAGCAACGTCACTTGGTAAAGGTCAAAGAACTTATCCACGCGAGAGGGGGTCACCTTCACCTTGCCATCAATCATCAGCGCGTAGGCCTCGCCCTTGAAGCGGGTCTGTCCTGTGGTGTCGTCTGGCTCGTGATACACGACGTATCCAACATCGAGGACCCGGCGCATCATCGCGTCAAACTCACTCACTCGAAACAACGTCTGGCCCGCGACCATCGACGCGCCGGCGTTGGCAGAGGCCGCCTCAAACAAGGTCGCTGAGGTCGTCTTTGGAGCTCCTGTCTTGAGGTCGCAGCGGGTCACATGGCGCGACAAACCCACCCGGACATAAGCCCCCAGGGTAAAGAGGTCCTCGTTCTGATAGAGGTTGCTGCAGTTGACCAGGCCGTCTTCGTCCTGAGTCTTGAGCGTCAGCTGGTTGCGGGCGCCGTTGATAGAGGAGAAGGTCGCGACAGGAACAGGGCCGCCCAACATCGTGGCCTCATGCTCAAAGAGGCGAATCACCCGGTCTGCTCGAGTAGAGCCGAACACATGTTGCCGCACTGTATTATCTCGCAACACCCGGGTGTTGCCTTGCGCCTCCTCGATATCGCCCTGGTCTTCACCCTGCCGCTCATAGACGTACAAATAAGAAGACTGTCGAGCTGCCGTAAAGGAGAGTAGAACGGTTGTGACAGTCGTCGCGCCCTTGGTGTTGAACGAATCCCGCACCATCCCGAGCTTCGTCCAGAACGCGCCGGTTGTGTTGGCATCGAGAAAGCCGCCGGTGATGACCATGACGTTCGCGCCGATGGCAAAGCCTGTGGGCACGAAGGAGACCACCAACATATTTCCGTTGGCCGTGGGTACCAGAGGAGAGGGCACAGTAAACTTGAGCAAGACGTTCGCGAGCGCGGGGCGCGTGGTGATGCCCAGGGCCGTCGCCGCGTCTAAGACCCACTGACGGAGGAGCGCGTTTGCTTTCGCCAAGAAAACAAAGAACGCATAGGTTCCCGCTGGCAGAACGGGATACGCAGCGGCCGCGCTGTTGAGCACCTTTGCAATGCCGCCCACTGTCGTTTGAATCTCGATGCCCAGGGTGATGCCGCCCGTAGGTACGACCACGGGGGTTGTAAACATCTCGATCGCCACAGGCATCAGGCCTCCCGCTCTGAGAGATAGTTGTCGCGCGCGGCGAGGACCTCTCGATAAAAGCCAACGGTACGCGCCCACAGATGCGCGAGCGGTTTCATAAAGGCCGCGTGCAGGCCCCCGTCTCTTTCGATCGAGAGGGCCTCCCAGGTCGCCGCCTCGAGGAGAGGTTGATCGAAGGAGCGAGGACAGCACAGGATGATCCCGCGCGCCGTTGGCTTCTCTTCTTTGGCGATTCGGATGGTGACAGAACCAACGAAGGAGTTCCCAAAGCGATGGCAACCCAGCTGCTTGCGGTTGACCTTGAGACACTTAGCGCACTCTGGCAACACACTGCCCAGACCCAGAGAGCGCTTCTTCTTTTTCTTCGTCGATTCATCAAACACGGTCTCCTCCAAGGGTACGTGCAGCCTTATTGCGATGGCGATTCGTTGGGCGCGGGTGAGCTCGCCGGGGTGTTTGGCGTGCTGGAGTTCTTGCTTTGCCTTTGGCTTTCCTCTTTTTTTTTCTGGGCCTTTGCATCTTCTCGGGACTTCTCGACGCGCGCCCACTCCGCCTCTGCCTGCAAGAGCTTCCCGTCCTGATAGTTCAGGACCGCCGTACAGAGGCGCTCTAAGATGCCCAGCTTGGCATAGAGAGTGAGCATTCGATGGTTGGCGCCGATGACCTTTTGCCCAGGGTGCTCGAGCTCGATTGGTTGAAAGGGGGTCGCGCTTGGCTCTTCGCCGGCCTTCTTGGGAAAGCGGAAGTCGTCCGCCTGGTGATCGCAGACACCCCACTGCACGAGGTCTCTCTGCGCGTGGGTCACCAGAGAGAGCGCTTCTGCATGTGCGTCTGCACTCGCGATCGAGGCCTTGCCTTGGCTGAGCGCCTTCTCAATGAGCCCGGCGACCTGGTCAGGGTTCGACTCCCAAGCGCGCGCGACCTCATCGCGAATCCCAACGAGCTCGCCCTGGGTGGCATAAGCGAACGCCAGGGCAAAGCGCAGGCTCTTGAGCTTGCCATCAGGGATATCTTGCAGCGTGACGCAGAACGTTCCCTTGCTGCGATCGGTGATATCGACCGCCAAGACAACCGGGTCCCTGTGCTGCTCCTCATCAAACGGGTTACGGGTCAAATCAAAGCCACCCATGATCACCCCTCTTCAACTGGGGAATTCCCCAGTTGGCTCCAATGGAATTGGCCGTACTCGTTCTGGGTGCCGACCTTGACCCCCTGCAGCGGCGTCGAGGTTCGATCCACCGCCCAGAGCTCAAAGCAGTGAGGCTGCTTCATCGGCACTCGCACCGCGCAGATAGCCTCCTCTTCTTCCACGGCATAGAGCAGCTCGGGCGCCTCCTCGCTCTCATCGAGCGCGAGCAGTGCCTTGGCTTCCTGGGCCTTTGCAAATTGCTCTCTGATAAAGAGCTTGTCTTTGTCTGAGATAGCCACGGGTCCTCCTTCTTAGTTGTTGAAGATGTGCAGAGAAGCGCGGGTCTTGAGCGTGCCAATGGCGTCTGCATCAATGGGGTCCTCTACTTTGAAGTCGAGGTTATGGCCCATGATGCCGCCGTTATCGCCCTCGGCTGGGTCGTCATCGAGCTTCGCGTTTCGGAAGTGCAGCGCGATCGCGCGGGTTCCCGTCTGCCCCGGGTCGCCGTCGTACCAGGTGAACATCAGCTGACCGATGGTGCCGGCGCTGCGGCTGGTAATCCAGGCTTTATCCGCAAGGCGCATCCCCATCTTGATTAGCTCTTCAAAGGGCGCGCTGCGCTTGATGTTGAAGATAGCCGACCCCGGGTTGGCTCCCGAGGAGAGGCGCGATTGGGTCGCATCGAGCATCAACCAGGTGGGGCTCAGCTTGATGTCGAGCGTGGAGACTTGTTGCTGCGCCGCAACAACAGGTGTGGTGATGCTTTGAAAGAGCACGTCACATTGTGCCGCGCAGAAGTCTGCCGTCGCGTTATTGACGGGGTCCGCGAGCTGCGACGGAGGAGAGATGGTGGGGTCGTCCCAATCAATCCCCAACCAATTGAGAATAAACTCCAGATGCTTCGCCATATCGAAGCCCAGAGACATCGTTGGGATGCAGCCTTTGGCGCGCACTCCCACTTGGTTGGGCTCGCCGCCCTGGTCACTCTCGACACAGAAGGAAGAGGGAGCATCGAGCGACTCGACGAAGCAGCCGCCCGCGCGTTGGTTGGCGTTCGTGACAGAGGTGATCGTCGCCCCGCCAAGCGCAGGCAGGGTGTATCCAAACACAAGGTTGGGCGCGACGAAGCTCTTGACCGGCACGATATAGAAGAGGCCATTGGAGAGGCCTACTCGGACCACAGGATCCGGGATACCAGAAGTGATCGTGCAGCCGTTGATGGTACCAGAAGCGGCCGTCATCACCAGAGTCGAGGCAGCGAGCTCCTTCCCAAACACCGTCGCGAGAATGTCTTTGTAGTCTGTGTACAAATACTCTGTCGCGATGAGTCGGGTATCCAGAGAGAAGGTCTTCTGGCCCGGCTTGCTCCCGTAGGTTTGGCGACGGGACCCCATCTGGGTATTGTTGGCGCGCTTGTTCCTGCCAAACTTCCGGGCTCCTTCTGCGGAGTGTCGCCCGTTCGTGAAGCCGCCCGGGGTGCCGCGTACCGCGCTCGCTTCTACCGCGTGATTCCATCGCTTGACCTGGGTAAGAGCGCCTTGATCTGTAAGTGGCATTTACTTTTCCTCCTCGACGAGGAGCAGTCGCTCCGCCGTCTCTTGTAGCTCTTGACCCAGCTGCTCCTCAAAGGCAGGAGCGAGACCATCAAGAGGCGCTTTTTGGTGTAAGAATTCCGCGTGCTCTGCGGTGATAACAATCTCGCCGGGTGAGGTCGTCATTGTGTCAAGCAGGTCGCCGCTCTCTCGAAAGTCCCAGGGCGTCCCATCCTTGTGCGTATGCTGCACTCCGTTGGCGTCGATGCCGCGCGAGAGCTGCTCTTTGAGCACCTTCATCGCGACCTTGGTCACCTCCTCGAGCATAGGCACATCTGCCTTGATGGTGACCTTCTTGACCTCGACTTCGACTTTGAGCTTAAGCATTGTTCGGCTGTCCCCACTCCAGATAAAACGGGATGATTTGAGTGCGGGTCCCCCGGCGCGTTGACTCTGGTATCAACGACCGGACGGCCCCAATGGTGTGCAACGCGGCGAGCCGTTTGCGACACAGAGCGATTTGAATGTCAGAGGTATCCTCCGCGCAGATAGCCTCTATCCCGGCGCGGCTCGCCTCCTTCGCGTTGATGGTGTACCAGGGATAGCCGATATGAATTTCCAGCGCGGCCGCGAGCCAGGTGGTGTCGCGGTTGCTGTTCGTTCGTGGTGTCCGCGAAGCGCCGATGACCACCCGGAACGCGCGATAGAGGTCCGGCATATCGACTTCATCGAGCGGCTTGGAGCCATCCCAGACGCGAAAGGGGAAGAGGGTCCCCTCTGTGCGCGGCACAATCTGAGGCATCGTGGCGATGACCCGCTCGATGATTTGGCGGATGACGCTGCTCATTAGAAGATCTTCCTCAGCTTCCCAAGGCGGGCTTGGCGGGGGCTGTCATAGGTGGGTTCATCGTTGGGCATGGAGACGAACGCCGAGCTCTTGTTGGCTATCTCTGGGGCGTTGGTGAGGACCCAGGAGATCTTCTTGTCGCGCAGGTCTTTGAGCTGCGTCTTGGCCCGGCTGTACGGCTCCGAGATATGCAGCGGGATGGGAGTCCCGGGCCAACTCCTCTGATGCAAATAACATTGCGTGATGGCAAAGCAGCAGTCTAAGGCCTGCGACGGGACCGTTGCCCAGGGATACCCCTCTGTCCCCACAGCAAACTCATCGATCGCAGAGCTCGCATCAGCGAGGGCCGCGTTGATCTTGGGCTCGTCAAGCGGGTCGTCGCGCGTGAGGCGCTTCAACTCGTCTTCGGAGATTCGGGTCTTGAGTTCATCGAGGGTGAGGTAAGCCATCGTCTCTCTCTTTCAACTGGGGAATTCCCCAGTTGGTTACGCGGTGCAGGCGCTGAACAGATACCCCGCGGCGTCGTTCACGATCTTGGCGTAGTCCTCGATCATGCTGACCTTGATCTCCGTCCCACCATCCGACCCGCGCTCCATGTTGGGGAGCACATAGGTCCTCATGCTCAGGCCCTTGAGCTTGCGACGGAAGCTGACGTTGTGACCCGTCGTACCAATCCAGGAAGGCTTGGGGTTCACGTAGTTCAGGATCGCGAAGTCCCCCCAGATGAAGCTCTTGGTCGTCTTGTTCTTGACCTTGGTCGTCTTCTTGGCTTTGCCGACCACAATGCGATCGACCTCTAAGAGCTCCGCGAGCTGCTCGAGTTTGAGCTGACCGACCGCCTTGGTGGGGGTCACGGCCGCGATGAGGTTGGCGTTCGTACAGAGAGCGCGCGCAACGACCCGCCCACAGGTCAACTGCAGCGGGCCGCTATCCTCGACAAGCACGTCTTTGGCATCGTTGATGACGTCAAGGATTTGCTTCATCGTCGCCGTGCCCCACTTGTTGACGACGGCGAGGCGAAACCCTGCGGGATAGTTGGCCGTGTTGGTGAGCTTATTGGCGACGGCGATCTCTCGCTTGCGCAAGACAACATCTGTCACCCGGTTCACGGCGAGATCAATCTCAGGCAGGTTGATGAGGTTGCCCTCTTCTTCTGCCTCAGCGCTGACGAACTCCTTGTGTGAAAAAGGAGTGGTGTCGTACTGGTTGCGCTGACGCTTGCCCTTGGACTCAGAGACGGCGCCCTCCTCAGAGGCGTTGGTCTCGTACTCGTCAAAGTCGTCGGTCTCGCCAAAGCTGTAGTAGAAGCCGCTCTTTGACTCGACCTCACAGACAGGGCTGACCAGGTCTGCGATGTAGGCGCTGTTCTGATAACGAATGGCGAACCCGCTCAGGGTACGGTTCGCCTGGTAATCTGCTCCGGTTGGCATCGTCGTTTTCTTTCTGTGTCACAATGACACTGTACCAAGTTGACTCAAAGGTTAGATGACGGCGCGAGAGACTTCACGCCAGGCGACCACTCCGCCGATTTCGCAGAGGCGCAGGCTCAGGGTATCCCCTGCCGTCGCCACAAAGTCTGCGGCGCCTGCGAGTTGGATGGTGGTGTTGACGCCGGCCGTCGCCTGGTTGTGCTTGACCGTAGGCCCCGCCGCAAAGAGCAGTGTGATGAGCGACCCGTTCTGAAAGTTGGTTGAGGCGATGAGGTTGATTTGCGTCGCCCCCGTCACTTCGAAGGTGTTGCCGTCCGACCCTAAGACGAGATTGTTTGCAGCGACCAGGTCAGCACCTTGGACGCCAAGCGACTGGCCGGACACCAGCTGCGGAAAGAAGAGTCCTCCAAAGAGGTCGCCGTCTGCGGCCGCTGCTTCATAGCTGCGACCCACCAGCTGGGTGGTCTGGCCGGCGCTGAAGGTCGCCTCGATCACCTTGCCGTCTGTGGTCGCCATGAGGTCTTTGTCTGCGGCGATGGCGGCGCCTGCCGTGAACAGCACCCGCGACCCGGGTTGGCTGTAGTAGTTGACGTTCTCGCCGCTCGCCGTGTCGCGGTCTGGGGTGCTGACGCCGATCACGCGATCGATGTTGGCGACGCTCGCCGCCTTTGCTGCGGTGGCGACGGCGACCTCTGCCTTGTTGTTGCTGTCGAGGCCCGCCGGCTTGATGACGCGGCAGAGCGCGATCGCGCCGTCTGCCTGGGCATTCATCACGCCAACGTTGTTGAGTACGGTTCCTGTGGTCATCTCGTTGCTCCTTTTCAACTGGGGAATTCCCCAGTTGTTCACTGACCCGATTCGTTAGGACGAACCCGATTTGTTATTACGAACGCGCGCGCTTCTCCTTGACGACTTTAAAGGCCTGCTTATAGGCCTCACCCCGGGTCAGCTTGGGGTTCAGCTCCAAGAGGCGCTTCTCCTCGGCCTCGACCTCAGCCGCCATCTTGGCATCGCTCGACTCGCTCTCATGGTCGGAGAGGGTCTTGCGCTCCTTGGGGTTGGCCGCCGGGGGCTTGCTGTCGAGCGGCTTCACCTTGGCGACCTTGGCGCGGTAGAGCTCAGGGTTCGAGTCAAAGAGCTCGCGGGCAAAGGTCTCACTCACGAGGTTGAGACCCCGGTGCAGGCCCTTCTTCTCGTTGCTGTCGAACTCATCGTCATCGTCGCCCTGGGCATCCTCGAGCTGAGCTTCTAAGGAGTCGCAGAGCGCGCGCACATTGGTCGCGGCCTTGACGATGTCAGCGACAGAGGCGCCCTCTTTGCAGCCAAGGGCTTTGGCGACGGCGCTCATCTCGCCGCTACCGCTCGCCGTCTCTTCGGGCCAGAGCGCCGCGATCTTATCGCAGCACTCGGTGCACTTGGCCTCATCGGTGATGTACTCTTTCAGGATATCGCTCGCCTTGGTCTTGGTCGCGTCATCCATCGCGCGCTTCTTCCCCTGGTTGGGGATCATGTTCTTCTTGCCCATCGCTCTGTTCTCCTTGGCTGGTTCGTTTTGGTACACGACCATGCAGCCGTACAATTTGGGTTCGGGTGAATCGGCGCTTCTGACTTGTGCCCCCGGGTCTGCGCCGATACCGACCTGGGAAACCTCGAGCGGAGTCCATTCCGTCGCGCGATACAGAGGCAAGCGCCCCTCTTCGCGGGTCACAACATACTTATCGACCTGATAGCCGACAGAGACTTGACGCAGGATCTTGTCTTTGATGTCGAGCCAATAGCGCTCAACGTGCGTCCCCTTGCTCAGGCGAACCCGACAACGACCCTCTTTCTTTTCAAGGTCGATGACACAGGACCCATCCACGATGACGCCCAGTTGGTTGTCGATCGACCAGGTCGCGTGGTCCTTGAAATAAGGGCCGCCGTTGTTGAGCCTCGTGAGGTCAGCGCCCGCAAGGTCTAGCTCTTCTTCAATGCGCCCCCACTCCTCCCACGAGAAGGTGACGCGGCGAGCTCCTGTGGTCCAAACGACATCAAAGGAGCGGTCCTCTTCATTGATGGAGCTGACGTCAATGGTCGCGACGCGGCGAATGATGGGGATATTGAATCGCTTCGATACACCGATGAGAGCGCTCATTTAGGTTCTTCCTTGGGTGGGGTTGTGGCGTCAGCCTTGGCTGCAGTGACGACGGGCGGGACATACGCCGGCTTTGCTGGGTCGCGCGGGATACCCATTCGATCGAGCGTTAGCCCGGCGTCGATACCCAGTCCGCCATTGAGCCCCGATGTCAACGGATAGAGACCCGTGCTCATCGCAGAGGCAAGGTCTTTGCCGGTCAAGATGGTGGGTTGGCGGCGCTTGTTGATGCCGTCCCACACGTTGCCATCGATGAGGACCGCGCCGTCTGCAGGCTCAGGCAGAGAGAGCGCAGCGAGCGCGTAGTCAAGCGACACAGGGAGGCCCAACTCCACCGCGGTCTTGATGGCGTCTTTGTCTACGGCCAACTTCTCATCTGGGGTCAGGCCAAAGGCGATGTCAGGGGAAGGAGTCCCGGGTCCAAAGTGGAGCTCGACTGCGTACCCAAAGAGACGACGATAGAAGCCAGTCACCCGGCGACCTCTCCGACCAATGGAATCGAGGCGGCTCTTCTCGTTGATGTACGCCTTGGCGAGTGACCCGCCCTGCCCTGAGCTCGTGCCATCCTGCCCAAAGAACGCCGTCGCGATCCCGCGCTGACAGCTCTGCTCTAAGAACAGAAAGAAGTTGTGCCCGTCCCTGGGGACCTGCGCGATATCGACCTTAAAGCCCGGAGGGAAGAGGCCGGCCGCGTCGCTCATAAACCCTTCGATAAACTTCTCGAGCCTCTCTTGGGTCTTCTTATTGTAGGCGACCTCCACATCATTGACGTCGCCATCAAAAGATCCGATGACAGCCGGCACAGCAAAGCGCTCGCCATAGCTCATCATCGACAATCGGCCCACTGTATTTTTGATATAGTATAAAATTGATACAGCGCGGCCGCACCCGGCGAACTCTTTGCGAGGGCTCATCGAGCGACCCACCACAGGGATGAGGTTCCACGGGTCAAAGGCAGAGATGGGTTGACCCTGCCAACCGGACTGGGCGCTCTCCAATAAGATCTCGTTGGAGTCTGGGCGCAGTCGATAGCGGCGTTGGTCAAGCTGCTCGACGGCGACGGGCCTGGGCAGTCGCTCGCCCGCCGGCGTATCCCAATAGGCCCAGGGCAAACTCAAGCCAAAATACATCGCGGAGTCGATCACCTCTGTCACCTCTGGCAGCTCGCCAATCTCTGCGAGCCCAGTGCCCTGCACTTCGACGTTCTTGAAGGTGGACATCCAACCCTTGACGGCAGAGGCGACCTCAGCGGCGCGCCCTTGCTCGGGGTCGTGTCGAGAGGGAGTGACGAGCAGCTCTCGTTGCGAGAGAGACCCCAGGGCGATGTCGGCATACCCGCCGATGAGCTCATCCTTGAGAATCTCTTGCTCGAGCTCCATCAGCCCGGAGAGGTCGCCCTGGTCCGCGCTCGAGTACACAGAGGCGAGGGTGTCAGGCGTCAGACCAGTGGAGTACTGCAGCGCGTACCGCCGCCGGTCTTTGGGGGATTCGGGTCCTGTCTTGGGGAGAGAAAGCATGCCAATAGATTGGCAGAATCAACTTACTTTTGCCAATACAATAACATTACAAACGCGAATATTTTCCGTGCTTCCGAACACTCTTGCGGCTGATGGAGATGGGATCGGGTGGTGGCTCCTCGGAACGAACAGGGTACAGACGACAAACAACATAGCCAACGCAGTCATCCCAGTGAGAGAGCTCATTGGTGGGGAGGTCGCGGCCCTGCTCTTTGATGCCAGAGACAGACTTGATGATGTTCCTGCAGCGCGGGTCAAAGAGCAGCCGCACGCGCCCATCCTTGGCGCGCAGCGCCCAGTTCACAGTCTCATCGCGGTTGGTTCGCCTGGGGTTCTCCGGGGGCACGTTCAAGTGAAAGCCAAACTGCCGCAAGACTTGATGCGCGCTCGAGAGGTCAAAGGTCTCCCGGCCTCTGGCTTTGCCTGTAGCGTCTGGGATGATGGCAAACTGCGAGGCGTCTGTGTGGTCGATCTCGTTGCGCTCGCACCACTCGACAATCGCTCGAGCGTGATCGGGAGTAGAGGCGTTCCTCAAGTAGTGCTCATCAAAGAAGTGAAGCTGACCCGCGTCGTTCACCTGAGAGAAGCCAACGGTTTGGGGGTTGATGTTGAAGTCCTTCCCGGCCCAGACCTTCCTTCCTCGAATGAAGTCCCAGGGTTGGACGTGAACATCTTTGTTGAAGTTCGGATGGATGGTGCCGTGCGCCTTTTGGAAGTGGCCCTCTGATCGCATCTCAAACTCTTCTATGGAGAGGTTGGCCTCCTGCTTTTGGATGTAGTCGTCTGGCAAATAGAGCTGGTTGTGTCGCGTGCTGCAATGTACCCAGACGGCGTCGATGTCCTCTCGATAATACCCATCCTTGAACTCGTTATACTCTTCCTCGAGCCAACCGTTCTCCGGGATGCCAGCGCCGAATAAGGTTCTGTGCTCAGCCTCTTTATCGGACAGACGATCTTGCGCGAGAGACCAGGCGCGAGGGCAGTCCTGTATCTCCTCGCCATAGGCCCAGGCGCAGGTGAACCCCTCGATACGATCGAAGGCCTTCTCTGTCCGGAGATAAATCTTTGAGGTCTTAGGAGGCCCGCTCTGCTGGGGGTGATAGCAGAGGATATGAGGCCCATTCTCTTTGTCGCCATCCGCCTTGATCTCGTAGAGGTTGGGCGGCGCGCTCTCCTTCCACCTTGCAAGGTTGAGGTCTTTTAAGAGGGCCTCTGTGGGGGCGAACATAAAGCCATCGCGACCCGGCGCCCAACGCCACGTCATCTTTGCTGCAGCGAACCCGCAAGCTGTGCTCTTGCCTGAGCGCTTGCCGCCGATCGCGAAGACTTGCGAGTGATATTTAATGGAGGCGACGATCTCCCGTTGCTTCTCACTGAGGGGCTTGAGGCCGTGACCAATGGCGCTCATTCCCCGACCGCCTTGGATCCCCGGCGCGGCGCTTGGACTGGGTCTTCCTCTGGCTCGAATTCGGCGTCGAGCTCATCAAGGGGTAAGCCCTTCTTGGTGACCAGGTCGCGCAATAAGACGTTGCGGAGTCGCAGAGCTCGCGTCTGCTCCTGCATGAGGGCGACGCGTGGCAGCTCCGCGAGCGCCAACTTGAGCGCCTGAATGTCTCCCTGCCCGGCGAGCTCAAAGAGCTTCTCCATCAGCTCTTCTTGGGTGGGGGTTTGCTTGGGGGGAGAGGGTTCCGCCGGCGAGCTGGGCGACATCACCTCTTTAGAGATGGGGATGGGTGGGGGCAGGAGAGCGACCACCGGCACCTTGACCGTTGTCTTCTTCCTTCCCGACCCGTCGCGCTTCCCACCTCTGGGCATCTGACCTCTTTGATTCTTTGAAATCAAAGGAAATCAAAGGAATCAAAAGTAGCTTGGGTCAGTCGCTCTCAGAGGTCAAGGTGTTTGGGTGGGGGGTCAACTGGGGAATTCCCCAGTTGGTTAGTCCCAGATGATGGGGTTCTTGTAGGTCTCGGGCGAGAGGTCGAACTGGCCGCCGCGCTTGGCGGTGTAGGCCCGAGCTGCTTCGTAGTGCTTCGAAGGCCACCAGCTCACCCGCTCGAGCATCAGATGCAGGATCGACTCGGAGCGCTCCACCATCTTTTGCGCCGGGGTCTTCGTGAGGAGAATGATGGAACTGCCTGCAGGAAGCTCGGCCTTTTGCTTTTGAAGGCAGTGCTTCGCGAGCCAGACCAACGAGAGAGCGACTTCGAAGGGCATTCGGCGCCCAGCGTTGCGCCATTCTTCCGCGTGCTCTTTGGTCACCTGACAGAAGGCCGCGACCTCAGCATCACCTATGCCGACAGACCCGAGCAGACCAGAGAAGAGGAGTTGTTCATCCGTTGGCTTTGTCATTGACCTTGACCTTTCTAAGGGGCTTAACCCCGGGTGGAAGAGGCAGATAGGATGTAGAGCCATCGCTCTGCTTAATGAGAGGCCGATAGTATGTCGCCCCATCACTGCCTTTGATCTTGATGATCATGGCTTCTTGTCCTTTGGGTATGGGATGGGGGTCATCTCGCGCAACGTGGGGGCCAGTGTGGTGCGTAAGGTAATGGCGCCAAAGACCTGCCCCAACGATATCGAGGCCTGCGCCCACTGGGCTGCTTTGTCGCTTGCCTCTTGTAGAGACGGCGAGAGGTCGATGCCGACCGGGAGCAGAGGCGTCATCTCAGAGGCGTACTCTTTAAAATACCAAGCGATGTCTCTCTCTTTGCATTCACTCATCTCTTTGACCTCTCGATTAATAACCCCCGGCCCCGGTCTCTGCGCTGTACGTGGTGAGCCCGCGCGAACAGACTGCCCCGTAAGACGAGTCTGTTTTGGGGTCCGCCTGGTCTGTGTCTGCGACCAACGGGAGCAGACTCCGATCGCGCGGCTTAGATACCCCTTTTACAAAAGTGGACCTCTGTCAAGAGGTTATGATAAACCGCTCCACCAAAGACTTTGCGACTCTGTTTGTTACAATAAATAGTGCCGACACGTACCGTTTTAAGATAACCGATTGCACCAACCAAAGCCTTTGAGATAACTGCCCACTCTTATCAGATAACCGCCAGCACTAATTATTTTTAACGAAAAGTTCCGCAACGTCAGCATAGACAGACAGAGGGCGAGAGTAGACACCTGCTGTCTACTTTGGTTCGGCGCCGTTGGAAAAGCGCAGTGATAGCAAGGGGATAACAATCTTTATGTTTGTATAAGGTTTTATATAGACGGATAATGTCAGGTTGGGTCAAAGACCCAGCTGGGCAGGGGATTGGGGTCTGTGGTGGGAGAGCGACGCCGTGTTTACCGCCCGGGCGCCATCGGGGCACCTCGTCAGGAGGTGTCTTTCGGCGCTCGCCCAGAGGCCTCTGCGACGTCGCGCCGGGTGTAGCCGCCAAGGGTCGCCCAATGCGAGGGCTGCTCATATTGGCGCTGCAGACGGGGGTCTCCTTCGCGCCTGAGCTGGGGGGCAATGAGCACGGCCGCGGCACAGAGCAGAGCTCGCCGCTGCTCCCGTCGTCGCGCTCGAGTTCTGTCGTCGCGCTGCTTGGTCTGGCGGACGAGCTCCACCTCTGCGGCATAGCGCGCTTGGCTGATGCCCTTCTTGCGGCGCCCCTGCAGATGGTCTCCTTCGTAGATGGTCGCGCGCTCCTGCGCCTCATCAAGCCGCTGGATATAGAGGCGCTCGACAGCCTTGTCTTCTTCGCGCTCGAGCACGTCGATGGTCAGAGGCTCAGGCAGAGAAGCAAGGTGATTGATGACCTGTGCTTTGTCTTCGGGGGTCTTGAGCTCAGGATCAAGATGGACGTAGGCCTCCTCTGGGGTGAGGGTCTGTTCGGCGGCGAGCTGCTCGGGGGTGGCGAGCGGACCCCAGTAATGCACTGCGAGGATATGGCCGACCAGGTCGGAGAGAGAGAGGCCGCTCTCATCCTTATCGCGATCGAGCTCGGCGCGAAGGGCGGGGATGAGGCGCACGAAGAGATCTGCATCGCGGCCCCAGTCCGGGTGACCGGCGCCTCGAGGGAGTTCGGGGGTTGGGTCAGAAGAGGCGATGGTGCGCGGGTCGCGTGAGAGTGGATGCGTCATCGTGACACACTTGCCTTTGGCTCCAAAATGGCTCCAGATACAAATGTCTGATAATGGGAAATGATGTTAACAAATGGGAGCAAACGGATGGGGCTGGATTTGGGGCAGTGCGAGAAAGCTTGTAAGTGGTCGGGGGAACAGGGTAAATCTGTTCTCCGTTGGAAATTTGCCAAGTTTTTTAACACTCCCTTTGTCCGTCTCATCGTTTGACCCCTCTCTCGTTTGGTTCCGTCTTGGCTCCAGATAGTCGGCGGATTGCTTCCTCCAACTCCCCGGGCATCATGTGCAGATAGATCATCGTCGTCCGCAAACTGCTGTGGCCCAACGCCTCTTGCACCGCCTTCAAACTCGCCCCACTCGCCAGCATCCTTGAAGCAAAGCTATGCCTCAACTTATGCGGGCTCTTTGAGCTGACCAGCTTCGCCCGCTTCTCTGCCGCTGCAAGCCCCCACTGCAGCATCTGCCTCGTGATCGGCTGGTTGTTCTTATCAACCAGCACCCTCTCTCCAAAGTGTTGCGCGGCTGCGAGCTCTGTCCGGAGCAGCTCCGTCATCGGGATGGGTCGGCTCTTCTTGCTCTTTGGGGGCTTCACCTTTCCCGCGACCACCTCTTGCTGACGTACCACCAGGCGCCCCGCCTTGAGGTCGATGTCTGACCACCTGAGCCCGATCATCTCTGCGACCCTGAGCCCGGCCTCTGACCCCAACAGAACCACCAGATAGATGTTCCTGTTGTAGGCCTTGGCCGCTTCCCTCAAGCGCTCGAGCTCTTCTTCACTGAAGCACTCCACCTCTTCTTGCACGACAACCCTGGCCCGGGTCGGCATCACCGGCGGCGACCCGAGCAGATACTTCCATTCGCGGGCCTTCTTCAACATGTGCCCCAGGATGTCCATCGCCCCGTTGCGGTAGCGCGCCGTCCTGGTCTGCCCCCCTGGCCTCTGTCGGAGCGAGGCTTTCACCTTCTCTAAGTGGTCCGTGCTGATAGCATCGAGCGGGAGATCGCCAAGGACCGGCAGATGATACAGCCGTATCCACCGCTCATAGTTTCCCTGGGTGCCTTCATCGAGCTCGCCTTCTAGCGACCATCGAGAGAGATACTCCTTCGCGAACTCTTCAAAGGTGAGGATCTTCTTCTCGACCGGCTTCTCCGGAGCAGTCCCGGGGCGCCCCTGCTTCGCCAACTTCTGGGCGAGCGTCATGCCCCAATCTTCTGCCTTGCGCTTGCTCGTCTCTTCCACCATTCGCTTGAATGGATGAGGCGGCAGGTCATCGGGAAACCGAATGGTGATGGTCACCTGCCATTTTCCAGGATGCACCACACCACGCTTTTTATAAGGCGTTGCCTTGACTCTGATCATGGGTCTCTCTGCTTCGTTTGGTTTGCAGCGACCCATGCTATCAACACATTGATATCAAAGAGCAAGAGCTTCCCGCCCGGGCGACTAAAGGCTATTTCCCTCCTTTGTACTCGCTCGCGCAGGGTACGCGGTTTCATGCCCAGATACGCCGCCGCCTCTTCGATTCGCAAGAAGCGACGCTCGAGCGGGGCCGGGGGCGTCGCTTCCTTCTTGAGCTTAGCCACGATACGCACTCCACCACAGCACAAGCGATGCCCCAAAGAAGAAGACCGCGAAGATCAAGAAGAGCCTCTCCAATAAGATCACCACCCAATGCGGCTTCATCGCTTGCACTCCCCGGCCATCGCCTCAAAGAAGGAGCCGGTCTTGCGCTCCGTCTCATAGTGATAGAAGCCCGTCAGCGACAGGTGAATGTACTGCCGACAATGAGAGCAGCTCACCCGGTATGGCTTCTGCTTCTTGTGATCGACGACGTATACAAGCTTGTGATCGTTCATCGCGTCACCTCAAGCGGATAGCCCGCGCTCTCTCGAAACGCCTCGAGCGACAACTGCGACAGACCACCCAACGCGAAGACTTCTTTTACCACTTGCTTCAGGTTCTCTGACAGCAAGATCGAAAGGCGTTGCTCGAAATCTTCAACTGGGGAATTCCCCAGTTGATCACTCATCTTCTCCATCTCTAAAAAGGTCTTCTCGTTCAGCCGGGACAGACGGCGCAAGATCGCGACGATGCCCGGCGCATACTCCTTTTTATAGATAGCGGCCTCATAGTCAGGGGGTGGACTGCTGTTTTTTTTGTCTGCCATAGAGCCTCTCTTTCTCTACTCACACAAAGCCCCCCTTCTTTAGAAATCGTGACCAACTATTTTCATCGCCACGAAAAATAGATCTGAGCTCCTCTCTGAATGCTTGCCTTGCTCGCTCGATTTGTTTCCTCGCCGTCGTCGGTGTCGTGCCGAGTTCGTCAGCAATTTCCGTTGCACCGAGCTTCTGCGCCAAGGCCCGGATGATCGCCTGGTCGCGCTCATTGAGCGCTGCAATCGCTCGCAAGATGGCTCTGCGCAGGCCCGGGTCAGACGGCGTCTGGTAGGTCTCGACATCGAGAGCGAAGGCCAACAGCTGCAGCGCCTCACGCTCGCGCTCGCGCTTCTCAACCAGAGGCATCAACCAACGTCTGACCCAGAGCGTGAGATATCGCTTGCGGCGAAGGAGGCCCGATTCAAGGCGCTGCAGGATGCGCGATGGCAGGGCCACATTGAGGCCCGCCCAATGGAGCAGTGAGCCGCGCATCACGATCACAACCAGATAGAAGTGCTCAGGGATGGGGTTCGCTTCATAGGCCGCTCTGACGGCTAAGAGAGCTTCTTTGTAGTCTGCACCTGAGAGTGAATGTAGCCGCGAGTAAGGCCACGAAAGGCCAAGCGCGATATAGGCCTCATCAATGCGTGCGCGCAGACGAATGGACGGACCTCACCAAGGCCGCCATTTCTGTAATGGTGGACATAGATTTTTCCTTTCAGCTGGGGGGAATTTCCCCAGCTTCTTATCGGGAGATGTAGGCAACTGTTTACCAAAAAAATAAATCTATCTACGAAGCGGGATCACCTCAGCGAGCGGCAACCGCTCCATTGCCTTCTGGTTGGCTTGGTGGGCTGAGGCGCAGCGCTCGCTCAGCTCGTTGCGACGCGGGCGCTTTGCGGGGCGAGGCTTGACCATCTTAGAGAGAAGCCGCTCGATCTTAGACACGAGGCGAGTGAGCAGAGCGCAGGCCCAGATATGGGAGCAGCGCCCCTCGAAAGGGCAGGTACAAGAGGGGTAGCCGCAGGTCACTTTGACCGTGTGCTCTGTCCCGAGCTTAGAGCCAGCGACCCGCCAAGAGTCGAGCGAGCGCGGCGCGACCTGGTTGGTCTCTACGAGACGGACCGCTTTCTTGAGGCGCTTGGCGTGCTTGGGATATTGAGCCGACCACTTTGCGGCGAGGTCTTTAACGAACTGAGTTGAGTCGAACAAGGGCCACCTCCAAGGATGACCCTACTATAGCAATCAATGATTGCGCTGTCAACTATGAAATCAATGCAATCATTGAATGGGGTGTGAGGCGTCTGCGGAGATGATCAAGGTCTTGTCTTTGAGGACCGATCGCAGAGAGAGTCGTAGTAAGCGCCGGAGAAGTTCAGCGTCTTCAAAGCCAAGGTCTTTCTTGAGGGTATCAAAGGGGACCAGGATGTCATCGGGGAGCCGCGCTCCGCGCATGTTATCTTTCTGGGCGGGGGTCTTTTGCTCTGGGGTTGGGTTCTTTTTGCCTGCCATGCTACCTCACTGGATAGATTTGTCTGATGTCATTGTATGCGCTGTATACAAGACAGGCAAGTCAGAATCGTTGCAATCATCTGACGACTGGGGAATTCCCCAGTCGGGTTACTTCTTTGCTCGCTCGATGGCTCGGGGTCCGTCGAGGAGATCAACCGCGATCAACGTCGTCAGCGCCAAGCCATCGATCACAATCAACGCAGTGCCGGCGCGCGGGTTGAAGTCAGGATCGTTGGCGACAAAGAGCTGACTGCGCGAGATGCCAACAGCGGCCCCGATCAGTCCGGCCCGGAGGAGCGTCATCCCCATAGCGCGCCCCGTCTCGCCCGCGGCGAAGTGCCCCATAGAAGGCCCCCAGACCAGACCCAACCCAGGGGGGAGAAACAACGTCGTCACAAGCGACAGCCGAAAGGCCTCCTCTGGGGTGAGGCTGGGTGAGCTCGCCGCCTGGTCATCGTCTTCGTCCTCAGACTCAACGACAGCTGAGCGGAAACAATTGGTGCAGCCGTCATCCGGGAAGACGTTCCCGTCGTCGCACTCCTCGTTCTTGTTATTGATGATCTTGTCACCGCAGAACTCAGGGATACAGCGGGCGCTGCAGCCATCATTATCCGCGGTGTTGCCATCGTCGCAGCGCTCGCCCACATCCTGCGTTCCATTGCCGCAGACAGGGCCACTCTGTGCAAAGAGGCTCAGGGGAAAACATAACAGTATTAAGAGCCATCGCATAACAATCTCCTGTGTTGGTTCGATCTGATCACAAACCTACCGGCAGGGCAAGCCAAGCCAGTGCCGTCAACTATATTATACAAAGGTGTGAATAAACGTTAACGGTTTTATAATAGAACGATTCTATCCACAGAAGAAATTCATTTTATTGAAAATAGTTTGTCACGGTTTTGAAAGAGGGGGGGCTTTGTTGAGGTGAACCTCTACAAGGAGTTGCCTCGTGACAGAACAAACCCCCCTTTGCCAACAATGCAGGCGCGCGCTCAAGTTGTATTTGAATGGCCTTTGTTATGATTGCTCGATCGAGCTGACCGGCTTTGCCCCCGAGCTGCCAGAGGATCCCGTCGTTTCGTTCACTGCCTCAGAGAAGGAGATAGATGAAGGCCTTGCGAAGACCCGCGAGCTCAACCGCAAGGGATTCGTGCGCGACTTCCCCTGGGTGGGTGCTTGGACCTTTGAGGCCGCGCGCGTCACCCGCATCAATCAACAGGTCGCGCACATTCGAGAGTGGATGGAGGAGGCGCAGCGAGAGATGAGCTGGGTCAAGCTGCAGCACGCGATCGCCTCGCTCGCTGTTCTCGCGGAGCTGCTCCCCGGGGGTGAGCAATGAACAAGCCCCCCAAGTCAAAGACCGCGCTGATTAACATCGACAAGATCAGCTTCGAAATCTCCAAGCAGGCCCGGGTAAATCCGGACCCCGCGAAGATCGATGAGTACGCCGCCGCCATCTTGGCCGGTGAAACACTCCCCCCGGTAGACCTCTATCGAGAGGGAGAGCGCTTCGCGATCGGAGATGGACACACCCGAATCAAGGCTCACATCAAAGCGGGACAAGCCCTCATCGAGGCCTATATACATGAGGGCGGCGCCCAGGCCGCTTTGCTGCACGCCGTCAGAGCGAACACCTCTAAACAACACGGGGTCGTTCGGACCCAGGCGGACGGCCGCAATGCCATCCGGCTCTATCTCCTTGAGGGCGATTGGCACACCCACTCCGATCATAGAGTGGGGAAGGCCTGCGACCTCGATCACAAGACCGTCGCCGCCGTGCGCTCTCAGATGGTCGCTGCAGGAGAGATCCCAGAGGCGCTCGAGCGGGTCGGCGCCGATGGCAAGCGACGTCAACTGGGGAATTCCCCAGTTGAACCCTCGCCCCAACCGGAGCTATTTCCTTCGAAGCCGATCGCGGAAACCCCTACCCTGTCTGAGTTATCGACAGACGACGCAACGTCGATCGACAAACCGACCATCTCTACCCCGACCAAAGGCGCCGTCAAATGCTACTGCGGGTTGCTCGCCTGGAATGGCGTTCATTGCATGAAGCACGCTGCAGAGGCCGCCCAAGAGAAGAACCGCCTCAGCATCAGCACCCCAGAGGAGCGCGCCGCCAAGAGCGGGCCCGGGCTCTACGACCAGGCGGAGAGAAAAGCCGAAGAGAAGAAGGCCTCTGTCAAAACGGGAAAGCTCCATGCCCTGTTGGGTCAGTTGGAGCGAGAGCACGCTTTGATCAATGGGTGGTCGCAGAAGGTGATGATCGAAGGGCGCTTGAAACCGGCGACGATGATAGAGGCGATGACGGTGTTGCCAGACGCAGAGGTCAGCGCCGCCGTGATGAGCGATGATCAGTTTGAGGTAAGGGTGTGCTTCGTCGATGTCATCTTAAAGAAGCGCCTCTGTTGGTTTATCGCGGAGCCCCCGTTGCCGGCGCTCCAACCCTTCCCGGCGACAGGGGTGTTTCCTGCGCCAAAGACCCCAGCAGAGAAGGCCTCCTACCGGGAGACGGTGGACACCAACCGCGAGGCGAAGCACGCCGCGATCGCCGGGGAGGCCAAGGACTTGGCCTCCCCGGATAAGCTGGGTCCGTTCTCTGTGTTGTACGTGGATCCCCCGTGGCAGTACTCCGCTCGCGTCTCTGAGTCGAAATCAATCGAGCAACAATACCCAACCCTTTCGATCGCAGAGCTCTGCGCGCTGAACGTGCCTTCGATCACAGCCCCCCGCGCGGTTCTCTACCTTTGGGTCACGGCGCCGATGATCAAAGAGGCGCTGCAGCTCTTAGACGCCTGGGGGTTTGTTTATAAATCGCAAGCGGTTTGGATCAAAGGGCGCAACGGCGCAGGGATGGGTCATTATTGGAGAGTCGATCACGAGCTCTTGTTCGTCGCGACCAAGGGCAACTTTGGCCCCAGTGACCCAGAGGTCAGAGTCAGCTCAGTGTTGGAGTACCCCAGAGGGCGACACTCCGAGAAGCCCCGCGACGTCAGGGAGTACTTAGACTCTCTCTATTCGAGAGACGAGCACCCCAGGGTAGAGCTCTTCGCCCGCGAGACCGCAGAGGGTTGGGTCTCGATCGGCAATGAGATAGACGGCCGCGACATTCGAGAGGTGCTCAACCCCACCAAGCAGATGGGGTTGCCGCGAGCGGCAACCCCAAAGGAGAGCGCCACGGATACCACTCTCTTGAGTGGTGCTCTGCCTCAGACAGAGGCGACGAAGAGAGGGCGATGCCATTTCTGTGAGCTGCTCAATGACTGCACTCTGTTGGGTGGCAAGAAGCTGATCTGTGCTGGGTGCCGAACCAAAGACCTGCGCGGCCGCTGCGCCAAGTGTTGGACAACCAAGAACGATTGCCGCGTCATTGATGACGAGTTGCAATGCGCGAGCTGCCAAGAGGTCTTTTCACCTAAGGCTAAAGAAGAGCCCCAGGAAGAGACCTCTTCTTGGCCTCATTGGTTCTGCCTGATCTGCGGGTTCTCCTGCATCAAAGTCGAGGAATGGAACACGCACTGCAAAGACGCACACGGGAGAGTCGCGAGCGCAACCCCCATCACCATCAATGGCAATTCGTGCTGCGTCTCTTCATGCGTGAAGGGTGAGGTAGTGCCCGGGTCGCGTCTTCGGGATTGGCTCTTCTTTGGCGCCTCTGCTGTGTCCTTTTGCACCGACAAAGATAAGCGTTGGAAGGGCCTGCAGAACTCCGTCGATTACCATGTGGGCAAAGGGTTGATCTTCAAGATCGACCAGTACGGCGATCAATACGTTGGTCCCAAGCCAACGAGCAAAGAGGCCGCGGCTCCTGACGCGGTTGGCCCTTGGGCCAACCGCGCTCTCTCGCAGCTCCGGGCCTGCACAACGCGCGAGGAGTTCGACCAGGCGTACACCAAGTTAGAGGCCCTCGCCTCGACACTCGATGAGCGCAACGAGCTGCTCTCTTATCGGGAAGAGCTGCGCGCCAAGCTGCCTCACGAGAGCAACGTCAAGCCATCGGCGCGAGAAGCCTACGTCAAGAGCGCCGAGAAGAACCCGGAGAAGGCCGCTGAGCTACCACCCGCGACGGGTCCTGAGCTCATCCACATGCAGGCCTGGTTGGTGGAACACGCCAACCTCAACAGCAAGGGTGGCTACACGCTCTTTGAGGATGAGGTTCGTGATGTGTCGTTGACCCCCAAGCAGTTTGCCTCTTGGCAGAATGACAAGCGCATCAAGATGCGGACCCCCAACTGGTTGGAGGATATGACCGCAGACATGAAGCGCTGCAACACCGTTGGCGAGGGGACCCGGATCTTTGACGCGATGATCGACCTCACAGTGACCACCGCAGAGCGCGACAAGTGCCGGGCTGTCTTCAGTGAGTGGAAGCACAGCAAGCCCGCGACGGTTCCCTACAACCGAACAGCACCCAAGCCAACGAGAAACAAGGGGAAGAACGAAGAGAAGAAGGTCTCCAAGAAAGCGGGGCGACGATGAGCGAAGAACACCACTACACCGGGCGCCTCTGGGTGCTGCCGTTCTCTCGTGAGTATGAGTTCCGCTTTGACGATGGTCACCGCGTCTCAGGCAGCATCGACAACGAGTACTTTATCACAGAGCAGCTCTGCGCGTTGTTCGCCGGCGAGCGCTATATGTGCGAGTTCGACCGTGACCCCAGAGCGCACAGGATGCCGCGCCTCGTCTATGTCAGGACGGAGAAGGGAGAGCCCATCTCCTTCGCGACGGCGATGCTGCACAAGATGTTTCGCAAGAAGCCGTGCCAGTGCGGACAACCTCACTGCCGAGAATGCGGGGAACCATGAAGGGACTACAACCCACTCTCTTTAATGTCGCATCTCCCCCGGTGAAGAACGTTCCCGCCGTGCCCTCTCGCGAGGACAAAGAGAGGGTATTTGCAGAGCAGCTGCGAGAGAGCGGACCGATGGCAGGCAAGCCTATCACCGTGACCCAGTGCCCTCATTGTAAGCAGCCGTACCTCTCCATCAGCTATCATCTATTGCGGGTCTGTCGCGCGGACTGGGAAGGAGGCCTTCACCTGGCTCCTGTCGTCCAGAGCACCCCTGCGACGCAGGCACAGAGCGACTCTCCGGTTGGACTAGAAAACCCATCATCGCCGGAGGGTAGTCCACTGTGCCAAATAGAGGCACCCATTAAAGAGCCATCAGAGACGATGCCCGGGGTCTATAAAAGAGAGACGGTGATACCCGGGGTGTATGAGCTCGTGACCCCAGAGCGCAGCGATAACAGCCCCGCAGAGCACTACCCCTATAAGAGCAAGGGCTTGCCTGATGCAGAGGCAATGCACCCATCCAGGTGGGTCGCTCCTCCGGCGCCGAAGGAGAGGCCTCCTCATTGGTGGCACTGGGTGAAGAAGGTCTCTCACGAGAAATGCTGCGGTCAGAGGTCGAGCTCGATCGTGACCTTCACTCCCTCCCTGATGGCGCGCAAGAGGTCGATCCCCTCCATCGCTTGCGGTCTCTACTCCGCGGTCTGGGCGGCTGCTCTCTCTTACCAGTCTTGGCAGAACGCAGCGCCCGAACACCTCAAGACCTGCAAGACCTTTCACGAAGCGGACAAAGCCAAGATAGAGACGCACATCAAGCTGTTGGTCTTCTGCGACCTGGACAATGAGAGGGTGAGGCACATTGCCCGGGGTTGGTGGTCTGTGGTGCTGGCAGATGGGCGCTTGCCTCAGTGGCGATTGGTCGCGGCGAAGCAGCTGCGCCTCTTGGGGTATGAGCTCGCGGACAAAGAACCGGATGGTAGCTTTGAGTCAGGTGTAGTGAGCTTCGCGGAAGCGGAAGCAGAAGGGACGAAGGGATAATGATCGACCTACACATGACCGAGTATGTAGAGATTGGATACAACGATCAGTATGTTTTTGCGATTGGGCTGATTGGCGTTCGATGGTGTGGCTTTGCTCAGAGTCGAGTTGGTCATATTTTTATCTTCGCCCAGATCAGCGATGGCTATGAGTTGGGCCTCTTAGATCGCGACGCTGCAATGAAGATGACCGCCGCATGGTTGCAGTGGGGCGATGGCTCCTATGGTCACATCGATCACTGGTACATCAAGCCAGAGTATACAGGGAGACGCGAAGACTATCTCTGCCTGCATTGTCGCGAGCCCTTCTGTGAAGATGATGAGTGCGGGCTAGATCGAGGTGACCAATGAAAAAAGACATGCGCGAGCTCACAGACCGAGAGAGCGAACACGTCGCGCGGTTGATTCGTCGCGGAGGAGAGGTCGCACTCGCTGCGTTACTGGGCTCCACAGACGGGACCATCCGGGCTTGGCAGTCGCGCTCGAGGTGGCCGGTGACGATGATCGAGAAGGTGATGTTATTGACGCTCGACTCCATCCCCAAGAAGCTGAAGGCCCCAAGACCCAAGCCCCCCAAGGCCGCGCGTTTGATGTCGCCTTTGACCAGGTCGGAGCTGCTCTACTATATCAACCGGGAGGAGTGAGATGATTCTTATCTGCTGGCTGTTCGGTCACGATTGGTACACAGGGCCCGGGGGAAGGCGCTTGCAGGGGTTCATCTCAGGGAAGGAAGGAGGAGACCCGCTTCGGGAATATGGCAGGGTGACCGCCGAGAAGAAGTGTGATCGTTGTGGCAAGGTGGTAGACCTCCGTTGGGAAGACTGACGCCCACAATTATTTTCAACTTTTTGGTAAACGTTTTTGAGGCTGTGCCGATAAGGGGGCGAGAGTCGAGCTCTCAAAGGAGGCCTCCATGGATCGGCTATTGATGAACATATTGCGTTACAACCTGCGACTGCTGCGCAGCAAATACCGACGATGCCCGCCACAGGACCGCGAGATCTGGTTGAAACAAATACAGAGGATAGAGGGAAACTTAGAGAGGGTAAAAGCGAGAGCTAAAGGTTCTCTTGCAGGAACTTCTTGAGCGCGAGGGCCTTCTCGGCGCTGAGCTGCAGCACGTCGATGGTCTCTTCCAGGGCCTCGATGACCTCTGCTTTGATCTCGCTCTTCTCTTCTGCCGTGAAGCCGCCGGCCCTCGAGGCCCTCACCTTACGGCTCACATCACGCCAGGCCCCGATCATCTCTCTGACTTCTTGTCTTGCCTCAGCCATCTTGCCTCCTGTGAACTGGGGAATTCCCCAGTTGGTTAATACTTCGCCGTCGATGATGGGTGCCATTGGGTGGGGGCTTGCTCCCCCGTGCCGGCCGTGTACGCCCAATCGAACGGGATGCCCTCTTCTGCCTCAATGGGTCGCACGATCAGGCGGCAGATGCCCTGCCCCGGGTCGCGTCGCCGCTTGCCCTTGATGCCCTGTCGATGCGTCACCTGCTTGCGGAGCTTC